GCATAACTTGATGAAATAGAACTATCTGAGTTTACAGAATGTGAAGAACTAATTGCGTTCTGCGCAAATGAAGATGATAATGCAAAACTAGAATATGATGATGAAACAGCATTCAACACATATGATGCTGTATCAGCATTAACTGAATGAGATGAACTTAATGCGTTAGTTGCATAAGATGCTGTTCCTTGTAAAGAACCTGTAAAATTTGTAGCTGTTACAGATCCTGTGATAACTAATGGACCTGATGGTAATACAACTGTACCCCATAATGTTTGTGTGTCATCTGACGCATCACCAAATTGGTTTGAACCGCTTGAGTATATTACTGAAGCAGTTTCATAAACTGTGTTTACATATGTGAACGATGCTGATGTAGCACTGATATTACCTGTTACAGTTAAACTACCTGTAATCTCAACAGGAATATTTTTATCACTATCATTATTGTATATTCTTACTTTCTTACTTACGCCACTTGTGTTTGATTTAATATCAACAAAATTTGTGGCATTTAAATTTAATGTAGATTGAGCTTGAACAAATGATGTATATACCCCATTACCAGCATTTACTTCTTGTGTAGATGTAATAGAACCGGTTACAATTAGGTTACCATTTATTCTTTGTTGACCCACAAAATTGTTAGAACCTGTAGTTGCATAACTACCTGTTTGAGATATAAGTGAATTAACCTTACTATCATTGCTACTTGTATAAGCATTGAATGATGATGTTAATGTATATGAGTTTAGTGATGACGTGGTTGCAAAAGAACCAGTCACACCTTCAATAGAACTTAATCTATTATCTTGACCTAAGTCAGTTGAAGCTATACTTTGCGATAGCGAAGTAAGCGATGAAGTAGTAGCATAACTACCAGTAGCATTAATAAGGGCATTGACTTTAGCATCGTTGCTAGAAGTATAGCTATTAAAACTACCAGTGTCAAGTTTTTGATTGATTTGGTTTTGTAAGCTTCCAGTCTCAATCTCTAACGCATCAACACGACCATCAATAGATGCTGTGAATGCATTAAACGATGATGTGGTCACTAATGATCCACTATCAACTGTTATTCCAGTAAGCCCAGATCCATCACCTCTGAATGATCCAGTTATTACAACTGATGATGTAGATACAAGCATTGGTATATTATTACCAAGACCGTCTTGTACATATTGTAAAGTACCAGTTACACCAGTGGTTGAGTTTGCTAGTTTTAGCAACCCCTGAAAAGATTCTGATACATAAAGATTAGTTAATTGTCCCATAGTTCATTATAATATTTTTTTATACGTTGTCCCAATCTCTATCTACTTGTGACCATAATTCAGCTAATTCATACCACTTAGTACCTTCAAAGTATCTTTCTGGTAGAATACATCTGTTGTAATCAAATGGTTGTGTTAATGTGATGTTCATTGTCCAGCCAGCCAATATCGTCTCAAATCTCTCTAAAAATGGCTCAACAGTTGCACCCCACTCAGTTTCGTACTCTGATAAATATAAAACTGTGTACACGTCTTTTATTATTTCTAATGTATCACTTAAAACTTCTTTCTGATTAGAGTAATCTTCTTCCAGTTTATCAGCGATTATAATTGTAAAATTTAATGTTAATTGATTTTCACTTAGGATTGTATCAGCCGGAACCACATACATTCTTGTGTATTTTGGTTCTTGTTTGGTTAGAACATCCATTGTGATCTGTGTAATGTCACCATAACCAAAGCTATTGATCTGCTCGTGTGTATTTGCAATATCTTCTAGGTCTTCAATTATTTGTATATAATTTACTTCATTTACAGATGTTGGTAATGATAAACCACTATATGGTAATACACAACTATTGTAATCAAATGGTTGATTGATGGTTATGTTTAGCGTCCATCCACCTAAGATTGTTTCAAATCTTTCTAAGAATGGTGTAACATTTGGTCCCCAAGCTGGCTCATAGTATAAGGTAAAGTTACCATATTGACCAGTATAAGATTGATATAGGATTGTAAATACGTCCTTAGCAATCTCTAAGGTATCACTCATTACATTACGTTGATTAGAATAGTCATCCTCAATTTTGTCCAATATAATAATGGAAAATTGATAACTAAGTACGTTCTGATTTAAGGTTGTGGTACCAGGTATTACATACATCTTGGTATATTTGGGTTCCTTCTTGGTCTCAATATCCATAGTGATTTGAGTAATATCACCTACCCCAAATGAATTTATTTGAGGATGATGGTATGCTATACCCTTAAAATCTTGTAATATTTGATAGTAATTTGTCATCTATTATTAAATATAAATTTATCTGTTTTGTTATTTGAAAGCCTTCTTCTGTAACTCAGCTTGTAATTTGTCATGTTGAATTATATATGTAAGCTGATTGAATATCTCTATCATCTTTTTTTCAAGGACAGATTGGTGCTTTGTAATATCATTTGAAGTAATTCTGTTGAGGACCACGTACCAACCGAATGTTTTTTGAAAATTAGATGCCATAGAACCTTCCGCATCCTCCAGATAATTTTTATCTTCGTCCATATCGATAGCGTCTTGATCGAAGACAATTGGGTATAACTTGAATATCTGTTTGCGAACTTGATAAAAAAAAACTGAGCAGCAATTATATATTTGACGTCTAAGTTCTTTTTGAATAGTTCGGCTCTATCATTTAGGCTTTCTATGCTGTATTTTTCTATTTTAAAATCGTGTTCTGATTTTTCTTCTATAATTGGTCTGTACATTACAGCAGCTAATATGTGCATAAGATCCAATACTTCTTCTGGTTTCTTGGTGGATATTGTATCCATATCAATAAACTCAGCAAAGGTTAATTCTTTCCAGGTAGGAAAAAATCCATAATGAACACCGTTCAATTCAAATCTATCTTTGAATGGTATCTCATTGGATGTTGGTATCAGTGACAAGACATAGTTAGCCAAATAGCTAACTTCTTGATAATCAACTTGTAATAGGTCTTCTAGTGGTGCACCGGTTAAGATGTTCAGTAGTTTAGCTGCAAAGTAGTCATCACTAAATAAGTCTTTTACTTTATAGATCTTAGCATAATTTTCTATGCTAATAAATTCAGGAATTACATATTCCTTCTCATCGATTTTAAATTTCACCATATTAAACGTAAGCCATTGCGTATCTTCCTGTGGCTTTCAGGTTCTTTATTTCATAATACATTCGCATCATTAGAGCATCTGAAATATCTGGTGATTTACCCAGGATCTTTTTCATCTCTTCTTTTGATGCTACTTGTACCTTATTATCTCTATCAACATCTTTTAGCTTAATTGCTAATAGTTCTTGTGTTATATCATCTATTAAGCTAGACTCAAGTATGTTTAAGCTTATCTTACCTTCCTTAAATAATTCAGATAGTTTTACATAACATTGGCTTTTTAGATTAACAAAGTTCTGATTATGTAATGCTTTTGAATTGTTAACAAAGTTAGTCCCTCTAATCTGATCGGCCACGCCACCTCCAACACCATCAGAGTCTATAATCACATTAGATGGGTGCACACCGTATTTCGCTATTAGAGCCTTAATTTCGGACGATAATTCAACGGTTGATAGTTTGGTATACACGAAGCATTCTAACGCAACCAGACCCACCCAAACGATCGCTACGGATCTATCTGATCCAAACCTAGCTACGTCAACTGAAATATATTTCTTATCATCATTATTTGGTGCAATTCTAAATACTGATCTTGATATATCATCAAAATCAAATAAACTATCAGCTTCTGTCTCATAATTCCAATCACCTTCTAATAGACGCTTACGTTGACCAGGTGGTAACGATTTAAGCATTTCTATATAGGTTGATGGTAAGTGTGGGTTATCTAGTGGTAATGCTGGTACAAATGCTTTGTTAGGTTCTAATGACTCTTCAATATATGGTAGATAGAATACTTTCTTTAACCATACTTGACCAGGGTTACACGTCATTAATATCTTTGGTATTAATTTAAATTCATTTAATTTGAAACGAATACGTGATTTAAGAATATTATATGCTAGTTGAGGTATTTGTGCTGCCTCATCCACGAATACTGCTGTAAGTTCTAAACCACCTAAACTATCATAGTTAGGATCTGATGGCTGATAAGCCAAATCTTTTAAAACTATCTCAGACTTATTATAAAACGTTATAACATTAGATTGACCATTGTAGGTATAATGTTCCCCAGATTTTAATTGCATCGATTGTAGCGTCTCAAATAAAGTATTAAGGGTAGTTAGTTTTAATTGTTGTAAAACTGTACGTCCTATCAAACATCTAATACCAGGATACTTTATACATAATGTAACAATCCAAAGACAACCCAGCCAACTCTTTCCAGCACCAGCCGAACCACCATATAAGATTTCATTGGTCTTTTCATCGAATAAAAGCCTCCAAGCTATTGATTGTTTTTTAGTTAAATTTATATCTACCATAGTCAAAAACGAAACGTTGCACGTTCAATGAGCAAAAAAATTATTCGGTTACATTGATGTTAATTGCGATT